GTGGGACTGCCAACGTAGAGCCATGGCCGAGTTCTTCCTGCAACTGAAGACGAAGGAGCGACCCGGGGCTGTCATGCCCCGTGGCTCTGTCGTCACTGTCAGGAGGGCCGCGGGGCTTCCAGGAGGCGGGTTCATCCCCGTCGCGGATGACGGTGTTACGCCGTTCCCGTATGGAGACTACGAGCTCACGAGGACCGTTGCTCTCCTTTTCGAGGGGACGGCAAACCAGGCTCGGCGCATCAGGGAGCACATCGCTGACACGGGTGTAAACCGATCGGCCAGAGTCATCGAGGCTTGGTGGACATCCCTTCCCGCTGAGTGGCGGGATAGGCTTCAGGAGGCGTCTCGTCTCGTCCAGCCACTCGCCAAAGGCGTAGGGCCGACCATCGTCGAAGCGACCGACCCAACGGCGAGAGGAATCCCCATCTCGCAGTTGACGAACGCGGCTTCCGTGGCCGGGGCTCCCTGATGCCGACTGTCCTTGAAACGACGATCGGAGGAACAAGCCCGGACTGGAGCACGATCGCAGGGTGGGAGGCGGATACAGGATACGCGCTGACGACAGCCGACGAACTCTGCCGCGGAAAGATGCGTGCGGTGGACTTCGCAGAGGCCGTTGTCATCTTCGGCGCGACCACCGACTCGACCAGATACCGAGAGCTGACGTTCGACACTGGGGCGAGGTACGACCCAGCGGCTGATACAGGCGCCAAGGTCACGGGTTCTGGTAACTCATCGTGTATCCAGTTGGCCGAGGTCTATGCCAGGATCGTCGGGTTCTGCGCAGAGTATTCAGGAAACGGCTCGAACCATGCGATAGCCGCGGCCTCGACGAGCACCGTCGACAGCATCACGGTGATCGACAACTGCTCTGGAACTGGCTCAGCCCACGGCATCAATGCGGGCAACTCGTACACGGTCGTCAACTGCCTGTTCTATCGTGTTGCTGCTGGCACAAATGGGTTCGCCAACGGGATCAATTTCCCGGGGTTCGGGACGTCAACGGCGTTCAACTGCACCGTCTACAACGCCCGCGTGAGCGGCATCGCTGGCACCCGCAACAACACGAACTGCGTCGTCACCGACTCTGGCACCAGCGATTTCGCGGGATCTCCGACCGGCGACTACAACATCTCTGGAGACACGACCGCCAACGGGACGAACAACATCCACAGCGAGGTAGACACCGATCTGTGGACCGACCCGTCGGCCGGCGACTTCACGTTGAAGTCTGGGTCCGCAGCGATCGACTTCGCCACGGCTACGGGTATCCCGTCGACCGACATCATCGGGACGACGCGGACAACGACTCACGATTGCGGCTGCTACGACGAGGCGAGCACCGCATCGTCGGGCACGACAGGGACGGCGGCGTCCACCTCGCCTGGGTCCGAGTCTTCTGCGACCGGGGTCATCACCTCCTACGGGACAGGGGCATCGACGTCTCCCGGGTCAGAGTCCTCGGCGACGGGCGTCATCACGTCCTACGGGACGGCGGCCTCGACGTCCCCTGGGTCGGAGTCTGCCGGCATCGGGGTGACCACGACCTCAGCGACGGGTGCCTCGACATCCCCCGGCTCGGAGTCGGCAGGGACGGGCGTCATCACGTCCTACGGGACGGGAGCGTCCACGTCGCCCGGATCGGAGTCTGCCGGCGTAGGGGTGACCTCGATCTCGGCGACAGGGGCCTCCACGTCGCCCGGGTCGGAGTCGACGGGAACAGGGGTCGTCACCTCCTACGGGACCGCGACCTCCACATCTCCAGGGTCTGAGTCTGCCGGGACCGGGACGGTCTCCTCGGCGATCTCGGCCACGGGGGCCTCGACGTCACCGAGTTCGGAGTCCGCCGGGACAGGGACGGCAGGGAACCCTGTGGGGACCGCGGCATCGACGTCGCCAGGGTCCTCGTCCGCCGGCCTCGCGGAAGCTGGGATCGAAGAGCTCGTCCCCATCTCGGAGATCCAGATCGGGGCGCCTCCAAGGGAGCTTGCAAAGCTGGTCTGGTGGCTGGAGAACCTGAAGAAACACGTCGTGCGACTTCAGCACGAAGTGTCGGAGAACATGGAAATCCTCGATGACCGAACAAGCTGAAGCCGAGAAGGTCTCCAAGCTCGTCGTCCGCGAGGCTGGGCCGGCGGACATCCACAAGGTGTGGGCCATGCGGATGGCCATGGCCACGGTGGAGATGCAGACGAACCCTCCGAGGTTCTGGTCGGGCACCTACGCGCTCGAGATGTACCGGGCGACCCTGGACTGCGTCATCAGTCCCTCCACGGTGGTCCTGCTGGCCGAGACGGAAGAAGGTGGGCCCGTGGGCCTCCTGACCTTCAGAGAGGGCCACGTCGCCGGATACGGCCACAGGACGGACGTGACCGTTCAGCACTTCTACGCACAGCCAGGGTCAGGGGCAGGCCCTCCACTGGTCCGCAGGATGAAGTCGGTGATGAGGAAGCACGATCTGAGTGGCTTGCAGACGGTGGTCCTGTATCATAACCGTGACATGGCCGCACAGTTAGAGCGGACCGGGTGGGAGCCTGTGGCCGTGGTCTACGAGAGGAGGTGGCCGAATGAGTAGCAGCGAAGGGACAGGGACCGCGAAGCGGTACAGCAAGAAGGCTGTCAGCACCCTTCAGGACGCGAAGTCGGAGTTCCAGCAGAGTCCGCTGTTCCAGATCGGCCGGGACCTGGCGCTGTCGTTCGCTCAGAACCCGGAGAGTCTGCCGCCCGAGGTGGTGGCCCTTCTGAAGGCGAACGTCGCGGACACGGCGCAGAACGCCGCGAGGTCGAACCTGGACCAGGGGCTCTCGGGTCTGACCGGGACAAGCGGAGTGAGGAGCGGCGCGGCGAATGGCCTTCGGGCAGAGACGGCGTCGAGGCTTGGTTCGGACATCGCCACGGGTCAGAGGGACATCGACATCGCCGCGGCGCAGCAGAGGCCGGCGGACATCCTGAACGCGGTGAACCTGGTGAGTCAGATCCTGGGCCAGCAGTTCCAGTTCGACCGGGACATCTCCAACGCCTACTTGGGTTCGGGGAGCCTGTTGGCCCAGATCGGCGCGCAGCCGAGCACGCTCCAGCAGATCGGGCAGGGCATCTTCGGGACGCTCGGCAACGTGACCAGCGCAGCGGGCAGCGCAGGAGGGTTTGGCAGCCTTTTCGGAGGTCAGAGGACCCAGTAGCCCCAGCCTGGGCTTGGGCAGCCGACAGGCGCATACAGGGTATTCTGAGGAGTTGACCCATGGGTGAGTTCGCAGCAGGTGCAGCGCAGGGGCTCAGCGAAGGGACGAAGTTCCTTGGCCCGAACATCTCTGGCCGCCTTGACAGGGAGCAGAGGGCCGAGGAGCAGAAGGGCCAGCAGACTATCGCCGAGGGCCAGCTTGGCATTCAGAAGACGTTGGCGGATCTCACGGGGCAGAGGTTTCGGGACATTGAGAAGCCAAAGGCTGCCGCAGAGATCGACTACACGAGGCAGGCAGCCGCTGACTTTGCGAGGAAGCACAATTTCAACGTGAGCCAGGCCCTTGCTGCGTACGAGCAGAAGAAGGAAGACCAGGCCATCATGAGGCAGGAACTGCAGCTGCGAGAGTCCATCTCGAAGTCGTCCAACGAGTTCCAGCTCAGCCTTGAGAAGTTGAGGAACCAGAACCTCTCTGATTCTGATGCTCGGCAGTTCTCAACCCAGAGGGCCTTGTCGGTCTTGCGGCAGGACCATGAGATTGCGAGGGACAAGCTCGCCAATGAGTTCCGAAAGACGGCTGGCGATGAGGACCTCGTGCGACAGTTCACTCTCGAGGCAGCCAAGCAGGAGCCAGGCGCATTCATGACTGAGGCAATCCTGCGGGCCATGGACGCCAGGCTGCAAACGGCAAAGCCTGGCGAGGTCGGCGCCATCGCTGAGGATACTTACGATGCCATCCGGAGGATGGGGCAGGACAGGAGCATCCAACTGCTCTCCTCGATAGCTGAGGTCACAGACAGCGAAACGATCAAAGGTCTTCTGACCAGGATGGTCGAGTCTGGGACCAACGGCAAGCAGAAGACGTTCGCCGAGATCCTGAACAGCTACGACCCGACCGGCAACAAGCCGCATCCAATCCCGTCTCGAGGGAAGGGTTACAAGCCTATTCTGGGCGTCAGCCCTCAGGGGATGGCTCTTGAGGCGCTACTCAATAAGGTGCTCTAACCATGGCGACACCACTCGACATCATCACAGGCACTCTTCTCCAACGAGCGTTCCAGCCTGTAGCGGGCATCCAGATCGGACCGATTCCGACAGGCTCTCGCTCTGATGTCAGTGGTGTGTCGTCGGAGGCAGGCACGCGCCAGACGGTGCCCGACGTGTTCGACCGGCCTCAGACTCAGCAGGTCGTACAGTTCCCCCAGACGCAGGGATATCAGCAGCAGCCTCAGCAGCAGCAGCAGGCGCCCGCGGCTCCGCAGGTGCCGACCATCGACCCGCAAGCCATCCAGCAGGCCATGCTGCTCCAGGCCCTCATAGGGCAAGGCGCTGGAGGATTCTTCCAGGGAGCCCTGAACGCCTTCGGTGTGCCCTACGCGAACCAGCAGAGTTACCCGTCCGCCAACAACATCCTTGGACCTGGAGCCGTCCCATCTGTTGGCGATCTCGGCCAGCAGATCCTGAGCCAACTGAATCCGACCATCGCGGCGCTGCCTGAGATCCAGTCCCTGTTCACACCGAACACTGGGACACCGTTCGCAGGGCCCGCGATCCAGCCCAACCAGGGCGACCTCGGTGCTGCCCTACAGGCGATATCCCGAATATTCGGCGGTGGAGGCTAATGCCTGGCGAGTTCGGAAACTTCGGGAGTCAGGAAACATCATTCGGGTCGCTGTCGTCGGCGCCGCTCCGAAGAAGGAGGAGGTCCCCTAATCCAGATCCGTTGCAGCCGTTCCTGCCAACGCAGGAGGAGATCAACGCAGCGGGGCAGCAGGACGACGAGGAAACCAACTTCCTATTCAAGCTCCTCCAGATCCCAGAACGGCTTCTGTTCGGCCAGTCCATCAAGGGTGCGGCTGAGAAGGTAGTCCAGGGAGACTTCCTGGGAGCGGTGGTGAAGTTCCTACAGAACAGTCCACCAGTACAGGTTCTGGACGCTATCCCTGGCTTTGACATTGTCGATGACGTCAGCTTCTCTGACATCAGGAAGGCTTGGGGCAACAAGTCGAAGCAGGACACCGTCGGTGACTTCCTGATCAACTTCAGCGGCGAGCTACTGCTTGACCCGTTCGGCACGTTCATCACGCCATACGCCAAGATCGGTGCGGGCGCCAAGACCTTCAAGGGCCTGTCCGTTGTCGCTGGCGCTGGGGAACTCGTAGCCGACGCAGGGAAGCTGGTGCAGCAGGTCCAGCTTGGGCAGCGCGCACTTTCGGTGTTCAAGATCCCGTTCGTAGACACACAGTTCGTCTTCAAGGGGTTCACGGCTCTCGACGTCCCTCTCGCACGCGGCATCGAGGGCGCCGTGAACTTCATGAACACGAACCCCGTGACGGGGGCAATCGTCAAGAAGTTCAGCAGCATCGGCGCAGTCGGTGGCGGGGAAGGCATGTCGGGCTCCATCCTGAGGGGCGAGCTTCGCAGGGTTGAACAGGCGGGCGCAGGCAAGTCAACGGCATGGATGGCCGAGATGATGCCGATGGTGCTGAAGAACGTGAACAGCCCGATAGGGCAGCTCGCTAAGAATGACCGCACCATTCAGGACGCCATCTCGATCATCACGGAACTCGGGATTCACGAGACCGACAACGGGCTTGCAATCGGAACGGCGATCAACAAGGGCAAGGAGATCGCCAACGGCGAGGACGTCACCAGGAAGCTGCTTGGCAGAGGCAGGTACGCGGGCAAGACAGAGTACATGAACGACGTGGCGCAGGAGCTTGCTGCTGCCATGAAGACTGGCAGCACGGAAGACAAGCTGGACGCCATTGCGGAATGGATCGAGCGGTTCCCGAACGCGACCCTCCCAGACGAGGAGGCGAAGGTCATCGCCCAAGCCTACGGCCAGGCGAGGCCGATCGACCTTGAGTACGACACGAGGGGGGTCAGGACACCGAGGGACACGCTTGCCGACAGGGTCCTTGGAGAAGCTGGAGGCCCTGGCGTCAAGGGTCGAGCGGCTGGCGCAGAGGAGGCTGGCGGTGCGACCGTCACGCTGTTCGACAGGGCGCGGGAAGAGGGGAAGTCCGTCCTCGAGAAGGTACTGAACAACGAGAAGATCGACCGCCAGGAGCTCTTCGAGTACATCGAGAACGGCCGCTCCATCATGGAGCAGGTGGCTCGCAAGGAGAGCGTAGACGGACTCCTTGGCACTGTCAGCGAGCTCTACCTGCCGCGCAACATCACCCCCGAGGGGATGGACCTGATCAACAAGCAGTTCGCCGGCTTCGTGTCCAGCAGGGGCATGAAGTGGATGGCTGGGTTCCTCCAGGGCAGGAAGCTCAGCGACCTCACCAAGTTCGAGGCGAACCTTCTGTTCAGAGAGATCGGCACCAGGACCACCGGCTTCAGGAAGATCGTTCAGAAGGGTGGAGACGTAGCCGCAGCGGTTGAGTCCAAGGTGTTCGGGACGAAGTTCATCAGGTCCATTGCGATGGTGGACCCCAAGACTGCGGAGTTCTTTGGCACCAACCCAGCCCTTGACTGGGCCTTGCGGATCTCTGGAGGATCGAAGCTACAGAACACGGTCGGCATCACAAAAAGCGCGCTCGACGACGGGTCCATGATGCTCCACAGCATCGACACCCTCGGGAAGATCGGCGTCACCGAGATCCAGGCGAAGATCCAGCTCGGCCTCAAGCCGATCATGGAGGTGACCGAAGACACTCTCCTTGGCGGCAAGGCTCCGAAGTACCACGACCTGAGCAACGGCAAGGCCCTGTCGATTGGCATCTCCAACGAGTCCGCGGCGTCGAAGGACATCGCGCTACAGGACCTTCGGAAGTGGACAACTGACCAGATCATCTCCAAGAAGCAGACGGTCAACAGCCAGATCGACCTCCTCCGTGAGGATCTCCGAGTCGTCGGCGCGAAGGACCTCGACGGCGCGACGCTGCACACTCCTGCCGGCGAGAGGATGCGGGATCACGAGGCGGCCCTTCGTGATCTGAAGCAGCGGTTCAAGGCTGAGCGCGACCCTGACATCAAGGACACGCTGTCCCGAGAGATCGACCGAAGCATGGAGATGGTCGACACCTTCAAGGACGCATTGAAGAGGGAGATCAGCGACCTCAGATCGGCCAGGGAGGACTTCTTCGCCAGCGCGAGGAGCGCGTCGGCAGAGAAGTCGAAGAAGGTGCGGGACATCTTCAACAAGAAGCTGGACGAGCCAGCCTTCGCCGACGAGTTCAGCATCTACATGGCCCATCGGCGGAACGGGCACCTCCCGATGCTGGAGCTGGCTCAGACGAACCCGGACCTGCTCAAGAAGATGGCCGAGAGGTACGGCGGAGCCCGGGTGAAGTGGATGCACCAGGAGGCTTACGACGGAGTCTTCGGTCCCAAGGGACTGCTGGCCAACCTGTCGAATCCCGACTGGGCCGGGACGATCATCCACGCCATGGATCACGCCACTTCCTTCTGGAAGGCTGCAACCGCTCTTCCGTTCCCCCAGTCCAGGATCAGGGACTGGGTCAGCAACATCATGCTGCTCGGCCAGGGTGGCGTGAATATCTGGAAGCCGCAGGCATGGAAGGACGCGAACAGGCTCCTCGGCGGCATGAGGAAGGGCCTTCTTGGAACCCTGATCAAGAGGGCCGACGACCCTATCAAGCAGTTCACGGGCGGATTCGACGAGGCGGTCAAGGCCGTTGGGACCCTCACCAGTCCCGGCGGGGAAACCATCGAGGCGGTCGATTTCGTCAGCAGACTGCACAAGGAGGGTCTGCTCAACAGCGGCTGGATCAGGGACGAGCTGGGCGACGCCGTTGGGTACATGGGCGACGCTTTCGCCGCGGACGCCAGGACGAAGCTCGGCAAGGCGTTCCGCACGGGATGGGATTCCGTCATCGGGCGTGCGGCGGACGTGGCCGAGTGGGGGGACAACCAGACGAAGCTGATCGGCGTCCTCTCTCACTGGCACGCTGGGAACTCCCTGGAGGACTCCATCGCCCTGGTGAAGAAGTGGTCCTACAACTCGAGGGTCGGGACAGGACTGACCAGCTTCGAGAAGAACTTCCTGGGCAGGTTCATCCCCTTCTACCGCTTCACGAGGTTCGCGGTGAAGTCCCAGGTGGAGGCGTTCCTTACGCGCCCGGGGACGGTGACGGCGTGGCAGAAGCTCAGGGACGCGGCTGTGGGCCTCTCAGGGCTGGACGAGCAGGAACTGAACACGGTGATGCCCAACTTCGTCAAGGACGAGCTGGGCATCCCCTGGAAGGCAGACAAGGACGGCAACCCGAGTTTCCTGATGTTCGGGTCCTTCGTGCCCATCGGGTCCCTCGGCCGGCTGGCCAATGGTGTTCGGAGCCTGTTCAGTGGAGAGGGGCAGCAGTTCACGGACACCATCGGTTCTCAGTTGAACCCGTTCATCAGGGTGCCCCTCGAGGCGAGCTTCAATCGGAGCTTCTACAGCGGGCGGGACCGATCGAACTACCCTGGCGAGAACGAGGAGCGGTTCGGGGTGGAGATGCCGTCCTCGGCGGCCGAGCTGATCGACAACGTCCGATTCCTCTCGTCGGTGGACAGGATGAACATCCTGAACGCGAACTCGGGCGCCGGGAAGATCCTGTTCGACGGGGTGAAGAACCGCGAGCTCCAGACGGACTGGCTCTCCTCGGCCTTCGGCATCCTGCCGTTCAAGAACCCCAGGCTGATGCTCTCCCAGACCCTGGACCGCATCTCGGGGCAGGAGCTGCGGGAGAAGGGGAAGCTGCGGTACTTCCTCAAGCACGCCGCGGTGAAGGGCCAAGAGGGGAACATGAAGACGCTTCGTGATCTGCTGGCGAAGACGGAGGCCAAGCGCCAGCTCGTGCAGGGCCTCCAGGAGAGGACGCAACAGTAATGTCGACCCAGTACAAAACAGCACGGATCAACCTGGTGTGCCAGCAGGGATCGACGTTCTCGGAGGACTTCGAGGTCACGACCATCGAGGGGACGAAGGACATCACGGGGTACTTCGCACGCGGGAAAGTGCGAACATCGCACGCATCCAACAACATCCTCGCCAGCTTCTCCGCCACCGTGAGCGACCCTTCCAACGGCATCGTGACGATCGAGATGGAGCCTTCGGTCACGGCTGGGATTCCTGCCAGCTACCCTCAGACCCTGTACAAATACGACGTCGAGGTGTATAAGTCGAATCCTACAAGGGTCTTCCGAATCGTCGAGGGCGACTTCGCGGTGACCCCAGAGGTGACGAGGTGACACGATCGGTACGGATCCGAGATCCTGACGGGAGCAACACGCCGATTCGCGTGTCGACGAACGTCGTCGGCGAGGGTCCGTCCAACATCATGACGAACGGTGCGATCTCTGTGGAGTGGGGGTACACCTCCGCAGGCTTCCAGCCGATCAGGATCTCGAGATCGGACTCACCGTACAGCTATTTCGAGTTCGAGGACTTCCCCTTCTGGGCCATCCAGTTCCAGGACGGTGGCGTGGGGTCGTCGCTGTCGTCGGTGAAGACCGGGACGGAGACGGTGACCTACCTGTCCGATACGAGCTGGCTGTTCACCTGGGTCGCCGGGAGCGTGACGGTCGAGGTGACAATGACCATCAGCGGGGACACGCTCGAGTTCGTCCCTGATGTGACGTCGAACGACAGCTCGAAGAGGATCAGGTCCCTCTACTTCCCGAACCTGAAGGTGAAGCGGAGGCAGTTCGACAGGGCTCGGGACGAGGTGGTCGTGGTCCCGTTCTGGTGCGGAGGCGTGATCTACGATGCTCCATCCGCCTACTCGAACGCGGCCCTCTACGACTCGGTGATAGGGCATAACGCCGCGTTCTATGGCTCGCCTGGCGAGTTCATCCTGGACTTCGTTGGCTACTACAGCCGGCCGAGTCCGGCCTACTTGCTCCTCCAGACGACCGACGTGGACGGCAACGGGAAGGAGTACGGCATCGGCGTGGCGTCCACGGATACCACGGAGAGCACCCTTCTGAGCCTCCGGAACTGGCTCCCTGGAGGCGCTACGGGGAATGAGCCGACGCTGCCCTACTCGGTGCGCCTGACCATCGGGTCCTCCTCGACTGGGCGCCACTGGTACGACATGGCCGTCCGCTTCAAGACGTGGATTCAGAGCCTCTCTGCGGTCCCCGACTGGTACAAAACGCAGCCATGGCCCCATGAGGTGAAGTCCAAGCTCATCGGGATGGTGCACTACGTTGTCGCGCCCGAGGACTCCTCGGACGTCGGCCTGGACTCCGTGACCGCGGACGGATCCTACGCTGTTGGTGACCGATCGGTCACGGTCTCTGGCCTATCTGGTGTCCCTACGACGACGAACTGCGAGCTCTTCCAGCCGACCCCGGACCCGAACAACTCGGAGTTCACGGGGATCTCCTACCGGATGATCCAGGTTGCAGACCTTGGAGGAGGGTCGGCAGTCCTGTGGCTTGACCGAGGTGTCCAGTTCGCCATCGAGGATGGCGACAGCCTCATGGTCAGGGGCATTTCGGACCCGACCAAATACCAGGTGGTCTCCGCCATGGCAGGCAACGCCGACGACTATGTCGAGTACCTGTCGCTGGCGAGCGCGGAAGAAGCCTGGCTCCAGGTCTACAACTGGATGGGGTACGGGCAGGTTTGGTCCTACGGCGACCCGCGGAACATCAACGTGCCGTTGTGGGGCCTCCAGAGCGGAATGCCCGAGGACACGGTCACGACGTTCAGGGCCTACGAGGGCTCCATGGACGTCCTCGCGTACTGCATCGACTTCCGCGAGGGCCAGGAGACTGTCTCCGCAGCCATCGGCGCAAGCGACTTCATCGCCGTTGACGACGAGGACGGCCAGGAGAGATACGGGACAACCATCGGGATGAGCGGGGTCACGGGCCTCCAGTATTCAGAGTCTCCGGCGCACTCCAAGCTGTTCGTCGATCAACTGGAGGACGTGGGCGCCTACATGGGCGCCAAGGGGTTCTACCTGGACGCCTTCACCGGCCTCGGCCCTCCGCAGCGCAGGAACTACGCAACGGGAATCCCCGAGGCGAACAGGGGGGACATCGCGTACCAGACCACCCTCCGCAGGGACATCGTGAAGCAGCTCAAGCTGAGGATGAAGGGGGCCCTGGACGACTACGCAGACGATGCCCCGAGCGAACTCGTCCTTCGGAACGGGAACGCCATCGGCCTGAAGGGCAACCAGGAGCTGACGCTTGCCAACGGGAACACGATCGGCTTGGCCGACGGGACGACGCTGGCCACGAAGGGGAGCTCTACCGGGGGTGTCGCCGACCTGGTCCTTGCCGACGGGTCCTTGATCACGCTCGCGGACGGCTCGAGCCTCCTGGTCCGCTCTGGGTCGAGCCTGACGAAGCTCGTGATGGCCACCGAGTACGACGCCTACGGTCCTGTGAAGACGTCGCTCAGGGCACGGTCTGGGACGCTGACCCTCGCAGACGGGAGCACGATCACCCTCTCGAGGGAGCACAAGCGGCCTGGGAATGCCCACTTCACGACGGAGTACCCGTCCCAGTTCTACGCTGACCTGTTCCAGAGCATGGGGACGAAGTACCTGGACGTCCTCCCGTTCTCCGTGATCCCGATCCCCGAAATCTGGAGGGTGATCATGGAGGGTCGCACCGAGCAGTGGGACCTGACGAACCAGCCGGCGGTTGCAGGCACGAGGGTGGCGACCGCTGGCAACGACTTCACCGAACTCCAGCTTGACATCTACGGTGGCGCTGCAATCCACAAGTTCCACTCTGGATGGGTGACGGGCGTCAACACGATCGGCGAGATGGATTCTCTGGCCACGTCGACCTTTGCGCCGGGGACTCCGGCAGGGGCCGACTACCAGGCGAACGAGGCCAAGCTGAACGCCACCATCAAGGACCTGGTCGAGTGGGACAGGCTGCCTCGCGCCAGAGAGTTCCGCAGGCGAGGGTACCCTGGACCTCCAGTCCTCGGGTTCGACCTGTTCATGGAGTCCTGGGAAGGCGCGAGCGAGGAGATCCTGAACAATGGAACGATCCTTGTGACGGTATACCGGCACACGGATTACCCAGGCGAGCTTCTGGTATTCGTGAGTCACAGGATCTTGAGCGCGGCCTCGTCCTATGACATCGAATTTGTGATCGACAAGCAGGCGTACCCGGAAGTGGTTTCCGGAACTTGCAGGCAGAAATCGAAGGACAATACGTCAGTTCTTGCAGGGACAACGGTATCCGCAGGTCTCCAGATCACCGCGACGGTGTCTCCTGGTCTGACGCAACTTTACGAGGTGATGTGACATGCCGAGCACATTCGTCGGAGACGTCAGCGCCGTCAACCCGACAACCAGCGACTGGGCGTTCATCGTTGACGCAAGCGACGGGAACGATGGGAAGCTGGCTACGCTGTCGAAGCTGCTGGGGACGCAGTCCGACAACTTCGCGGAGATCAGGAGCGACTTCACTGGTGGCGGGGTCTCGTCCACTCACACCTACGTCTACGGGACCGCGGCCATCGCTGAGTTCGCATCGAACAACACCATGTCCAAGGCGGTGGCTGGCGACCCCGACGCTGGGACGGTGCTCACTGCGGACGCGGCCAACAACAAGCTGATCATCCCGGCGTACACCAGGGTCCTCGTTCAGTGGCAGAAGCTGTTCGTCCCAGACTTCACGCCGACGACCACCGTTCCTCCCCAGGCAGTGCTCGGGCTCTGCAACGTGGACGGGACACCAAACACGGACACAGGGGCAGGCTACCAAGGGAGCGCCCACGTCACGGCTGTGACCTCAGTGTCCACGCCTCCAGCAGCCTGTACGGTTACATGGATCAACGATGCCATGACGCTCGCCTCGACAGCCATCGTAGAGAATACGACCGCTTCGGCGGTGGACCTGGAACTCTACTTCACCAAGGCCATCGACGAGGGGTTTGGCTACACCATGGCCGATGCGGTGACGTGGGTCGGGTTCCTCCGGGCCATCTGGATGGGCGACCTCACCCCGTGATCGAAGGGAGGAAGAAGTGAAGACCATTCCCATGATGGCCATGATCCTGCTGGCCGGCTGTTCGTCGGTCAGTCAGCAGGACGTCACGGACACGCTCGAGGTGTCGCAGGCCAGAGCCCAGGAGTTCATCGGACTTGCGTCTGCGTTCGACGCCATCGCCTCAACCGTCCCCGATGCCGAGAAGCGCGGCATCCTGAAGAGCCGGATCGGGTCAGCGGTGTCGAACTACCGAAGGCTATCTGAGGCCCAGGACATGGCCATCAGGAAGCTCGGCGAAGTCGACTACGAGGCCCTGTACCAGAGGCTGGAGACTGTCGGCGGGCAGGTCTGGGACCGTCTCTCTTCACGGGGGGACGAGTGATGCCGACCAACTGGGAAGATGTGATGTCGGAGCCTGAGGCTTTCCGTCCTGACCTGTCGACGACCGACCCGTCCACGCTGGCGAGGCTCATTGGGTCCTCGCTCTCAGAGAACGAGATCGTCGCCCTGGAGTCCAAGATGCGAGGCGTCATGGAGCGGGCGGACGCCAAGTCCCGCGCCGTGGCGATGCTCGACCTTGTCCTTCGGGCTGGCCAGTTCGCCCTGGGGAGGCTCCTGTGATGTGGGATGCGATCAAGGCGATGGCAGGGTCGAAAAAGGCGATCGCGGCCCTGTGCGGCGTGGTGGCTGGCTTCGCTGGAAGGTACGGGCTGGACCTCGACGTCGAGGCCCTGGCCGTTATCATGGCGCCGATTGTGGCTTATATCCTTGGCCAAGGGTGGGCAGACGCAGGCAAGGAGGCCGCGAAGACAGGGCCGAAGTGACCAGCCAAGACTGCCCCCTAAAGGACACTTCCAGCATGGCCTCAGTGACTTTGACCGAGAAGACTGAGGTCAAGCTGTCGTTGCCGTTCATGCTGATGCTGGCCGCTGGCGTGATCTCTATGACCACCCTCCTCGTTGCGATCAAGTTCGAGATCCAGAAGGTCGGCGAACAGGTCGTATCGACGTCGAAGGACGTCGCTCGGAATGAGCGGAACATCGATAAGCTCTTCGAGGAGGTCCGTGGCGCCATCGCCCGTCCGAAGTGAGTTCAGGACTCGCGTTTCTGCGCCGCGATGACCCTGCGCCTCCACCACGTCGGCGGCTTGGGGGACTCCCCCTTGCGCATGAGGCAGGAGAGGCACTCCGCGTTGCCGGCGCCAGCGTAGACGCTGTCCAGGAGGGCCCGGCAGCCGTCACACCGCGGGAGGATCTTGGTGCTTTGGCTGACGGGTTCGTCTGGGCACTCTTCCCACGGCAGGACGACTTTCGGGTAGCGGTTCATCTCAGTTCCAACCCCCACTGGAGGCCCTTGTTGTGATAGATGCGCTCTGACAACCAGGACTTGAACGCCGCGGGTCCTCCACCGACCGCGTAGTCGATCGAGTAGTAGGGGCCATGGGCGAGGTAGGTCTTCTGGATCGCGTCCCAGTAGACGGTGTATGACTGTGGCTCCAGGACCTTCATCAGGTAGAGGAGAGAGGACCACCATGCCGCCTCGGTGCGCTGGTAGAGGAAGGTGTCGCGGCTCGGGTCGGTCGTGTCCGGCGAGTCGAACACGACCCTCGCGGACCCGTCAGGCTGAAGCAGCACGAACCTGTTGATCTGCCAGCGGACCATCGTCATGAGCTGGCCCCACCGCGCCGTAGATGCCCCTGTGCTCATGCACGCGATCAGTTCCGTGTCGAGGATGGCGTTCATCCATGGCCCGGCGCTGTCTCGGGTGTGCGCCGTCCGGTTGATCCAGTGCAGGCGCCCGTCGCTGTAGCGGTCGTGGCTGGCGAACGTGTGCTCGATGAGGACGTTGATCCGGTCGAGGGCTCCCTCGTAGCCATAGTGCCGGCAGAGCCTCGCGTTCCGCAGAGCCCAGCCCATCGACCGGCAGCCGCCGGCGCTGTTCCAGATGTACCCCTTGTCGCGGTCGCGGAGCCAGTCCCACTGAGCCTGGCAGAGCTCCAGGGCCATGGGGTCTCCGAGGATCTTCGCCATGGGGATGGAGTTGGTGTACCAGGTGTGGCTCCACTTCCCGACGGGCCACTGCTCGCCCGCGTACTCCCCGACGCCCCCAGTCTTCTCGTAGATGTTCTCGGCGTAGGTCTTCTCACCCTCGGTGTGCGTGACCAGGAAGCTCTGCATGAATCGCCGCCAGATGATCACGGCGAGGTCCCAGGCCCCGGGGTCACGGGTCCAGATGTAGTTCTCAAGGCACGCGGCGACCGCCTCGTAGTGGGCGGCGTCCGAAAGCTGGCCCCAGGGGGTGTAGCCGTACCAGAGGAGGCCGCGGAGCCCGCCCTGGGCGTCACCGTACTGGGCGTCCCAGCTGAACCGCTGCTGGAGGACGGGCTGTCCGTACCAGTTCGGCGCTGGGTCGGCGCCCCAGACCCAGTCCCCGTAGCAGTAGGGGTGTTCGGTGTCGGTTCGGGTCTTGAAGATGCTGACCGCCCGCTTGGCCTGTTCGGGAAGACGGGAGAATCCCTCGGGCGTCGGGTCTCCCATGCCGACGAACGACGCGAACAGTCCGGCTGGAGAGTTGGGCTCTGGGGCGTCGGTCCCCGCGATCGGCGGCGCGTAGGGGTCGTGCCCGTCCTGGTAGACGTCGATCCACATGCGGGTGCCGCCGGCGAGGTAGTAGTCCACCGATGAGCCCGGGACCGTTGAGTAGGTGCGTGCCTGGCTGTTGCTCCCCGAGTGGACCAGCCACACGTTCTCGTCGTTGACCCGGTACTGTGTCTCCCCGATCATGTAGGGGACGATGCGGTGTTCGGCCGCTCTCCAGATGGTCCACCCGTCGGGGATGGAGATGACCATTGCCCGGATGAGCAGCGGGTTCGGCGGCTCGACCCTGGGCGTGGGGTAGGGGTCAAGGGCCTCGACGTGGAACCGTTGGTGCGTCGGACTCAGCTCCGTGATGCCGTAGGACAATCGCCCCGGCACGACCTGGGTCGGAACGTCGGCGGTGTCGTAGGTGACCCCGCTCGACAAGTCGAATCGCATTCTCATGGTGTGACCCTGTAGACTGCGCCGTTGCTCGCGGAGCAGATGTAGACTTCCCCGTTCTCGTCGATACCCATTGACGAGAGACCGCTGATCCCGCCTCGGAGGCTCGCCATTTCGGTGATGGCCGACCCGTCCCAGCGGAACACGCGCCCAACGTAGTCGCCGAAAACGTACTGCCCCGTGAGTTCGGGAATCGCCTGACCGCGGTAGACGTAGCCACCGATGATCGAGACCCCGACGGAGTGATCGTACTCCATCTCCGGGGCCCAGGTGCCGGCGGCGATGCAGACCCCTGTCGGGCGCGTGCCCTCCAGGCAGTTCCAGCCGAGGTTCGTGCCGGCGGCGGCCCAGATCGGGACGCGGTCCATCTCCTCGCGCTCGAACTGCCCCACGTCGCCGATGAGGAGGTCTGCCCCGTCCCAGGAGCAGCGCCACGGGTTCCGCAGCCCCATGAGCCAGATCTCGGGCGTCTCCCCCGCCCGGGCCTTCATCCTCAGGACCTTCCCGAGCAGACTGGCGGGGTCCTGGGCCGTGTTGCCGGGGTTGAAGATCCCGCCCCCGTCCCCCATGGCTATGTAGAGCAGCCCGTCCGGGCCGAACCCGACCCACCCGCCGTTGTGATTCCCCTGCGGCTGCTGGACATGCAGGAGAGTCGTCACCTCGTCATCGTGGCCGTCTCGAGGCCGGAACTCGACGTGGGTGGACCCGTCGAGGACGGACGTGTAGTTGATGATGTAGCCGTCAGGGCCGAACGCCAGCCCCAGGAGGCCGCGTTCGCCGGCCCGGGCCGTCAGGGCCGAGTGATCCTTCCACAGGGCAGGGGCGCCGCCGGAGAGCTCCTGCCGGAGGATCAGCCCGTCCTGCTGGACGATGTAGATCCACCCCGGGTCCTGGGGGTCATGGGTCACCAGGAGGGGCGCCGTCAGACCCGTGGCGACCGCCACCTTGCTCGGGGCGATCACAGGGTCAGGGTAGGCGCCCATGCCAGCAGCGGGGCTCCCAGAGGCCAGATGGTAGGTCGAGGGGTCAAGGAGCGGGTCAGCAGATATCCAGGACCCGGTCCACGATCCGCCGCTGACGCCGGAACCCTGGAGGCAGGAGTTGGCCACGACGATGGCCGAGGACGAGGTCACCGCGATGGGGGTCGAGTTCCCCCAGATGATCGAGTCGCGGATCTCGGACCCGCCGGACGACGAGGAGTACCTGACCGCGGAATTGCCCGAGGAGTTCCCGGCCACGGTGCAGTGATCAAGTAGCACGTTGGATGATGCCACCCCGACGCCGCCGCCGTAGGTGGCCGAGTTGCCCCTGATCACGCACCGCTGCACGGTGACGCCGACCCCGCTGCCGGCGACGACCGGCGATCGGTGGACGTAGATGCCGCCGCCGTAGGGGAATCCAGCGGTGTGCATGCCCCCGGTCACCTGGATGTCGCGAATGACCGCCCCTCCAGGGACGTCCTCGAGCGTGATGACCGCCGCGTTGGCCCCAGGGGTTGGCGTGAGGATGGTCTCGAGCGCCCCTGCACCCTGGATCGTGACCCCTGTCGTGATGTAGAGGGTCTCGGCGTATGTCCCGGCCGCGATCGTCACCGTCCCCGTAGGGTTGGCGTCGATGGCGGCCTGGATGGATTGCCCAGGCTGGACCTGACCCCCCGCGTAGCTCACGATGACAGCGAGGACCAGCCAGAGAACGACCACCCAGCAACAAGCCCGCTCGATGCGTTCCATCACTCCTCCCCGTTTTTCATGCGCTCCATGATGGTGAGTGCGACCTCGGACTTCCGCTGGGACGACCAGCTTGCGTCGTCCTTCATGCCGACATTGTAGGTCCTGCGGAGGAGTTCGGCGACGAGCTTCGCCTCGGTGTAGGTGAGTTCGAGATTGACGGTTTCAGACATGCGTGCGGCCTCCTTAGCCGCTGAATATTCGTGACCACCGGCCCGTGTCCAAAGCGATTCGATGGTCACCCGCAGGGAACATCCCCGCGGTCAACTGATGAGCGTTGCGATGCCGGCGGCAACGCAGGTGAGCCCGATGACGAGCCACATCAGGGCCCAGGCAGAGACGGCTGGAGCAGGCTCAGGCAGGCACAGGGGGCAGTGGTCACCGCCGTAGCTGTAGGACCCGTCGCACATGGGGCACGTCATCGGACTACCCCTCGCCTCCATCGGGCAACCATCGCCATTAGATCCTCCCTGGACGCCGAGTAGTACGAACGCGCATACCGCCCCAGTTCGTTCGCGCAGGCTTCCACCGTGATCCCCTTCGGCGTGCCCGGAGGCATGGTGTCGTGCGGGATGTCGTAGCGGTTGTGCCATGACGCATGGAGAGCCGAACTGTCCAGGTGGAGGATCGCCCCGCATGTGGAACACGTCGTGTAGACATCGTCATCCATGGTCAGTCTCCGTGGTTGCACAGTCCTCGCAGAGTTCACCAGCCCAGAGCGGAGATCGCCACAGGTGCGACAATTTGCCGCAGCAGTGGCAGTACGACTGGCCCGCCTCCTCGACAGGGAGAGACAGGGAGAGACAGGGAGCGCAGACATCCCCAAGGAAGGTGCATCGGTCGCACGGTCCTTGTGCCGCCTCGAGCGGCCGTCCACATTCACAGGTGCGCCTTTCCATCGTCGTACTCATCGCGGTCATCGTCGCGCAGCTTGACCCACTTGTCAAGACTTTGGCGGAAAAAAGTTGACCGGTTGGCAAACCGATCTTAGAGTTCGGACCATGACACTCGGCCAACGCATCAGAGATGCACGCAAGAAGGTGAGGCTGACGCAGACCGACGTGGCGCTACGGTGCGACGTCTCTGTGGCGACAGTTTCGCGCTGGGAGGGAGGGCAGCGGACGCCGAAGATGGACAGTCTTCGGGCTCTTGCGAAGGCCCTCGGAGTGACCATGGCTTCGTTGGTAAGGGGGATCGACTCATGAGTGACTTCGTTCCTGGCGCGTCGTTCGCCCCTGGCGGCCACGTCTCGAAGGGGAGCATCGGCCAGGTGATGTTCTGCGAGCAGCAATGGCGGCGGGTGAAGCTGGACGGCGTGAGGCGTGCCCCGAGTGCTGCGATGCGGATCGGGTCAGCGGTGGACGCGGGGGCCACGGAGGGCCACAGAGAGAGGATCGCGGGGAAGGACCCGGCCGTCGGCGCTCTGGTCGATGTTGCCGTCGCGAACATCGAGGAGGACCAGGACGGGACGGAGTGGGAGATCCCCTTCGCCAAGGCCAAGGACGAGATCCCCGCGCTGGTGGAGACGTACTGGGAGGCCGGCCGGGCCATGCACCCTGTGGCGGTGCAGCTCGAGGAGATCCTGGACATCGACGGGGTCCACGTCCTGGGGTACAAGGACCTCGTGGAAGAGAACGGGACGGTCGCGGACACGAAGGTATCGGGCCGGTCGAAGGACGCCGGCTGGGTGACGGAGCAGTTGGACCCGATCATCTACACCATGGCGGACCCTGGCGACAGCGTGTTCCGTTTCGACGTGGTGGTGCGGACCAAGGTGCCGAAGCTCCAGCAGGTCGAGGTGGTCGTAGGGGAGGCTCAGAAGCAGTTTGCGGCAAGGGCAGCGGTGTCGGCGTACCAGCGGATGGAGCAGATCCACGCGAACCCGGAGAGCGCGAGGCCGACGGGCTTCTTTTCTGGGTCGTGGAAGTGTTCTGTTCGGTGGTGTGCTTTCGCCCACGAGTGCAGGATGGCAGGTATCCCAGTGAAGGACTGAAAGGAGACAGGGATGAGATTGGAACCGATTCCAGGTGAGAGCGTCAGGTCTTTGGCGCGCAGGGCTCTCAAGATGGCGAAGAAGGAGGAGGACTGTGTCCACTTCGTCTTCGAGGGCATCGAGTTCGAGGTGGACCCGTGCGAGTCGATCCCCCAGGTCGTCACCATGATCAACGAGTCCATCATGGGCCACCACGCCAACGGCGGCTACGACAGGGACTACGACGATGAGTGATGACATGGTGATCCAAGGCGCGATAGCAGAGGCGCTGTCCAAGGCGCAGGGGGAGTTCCCTCCGATCAAGAAGGGGCGGACGGCGAAGGCTGGCTCGTACTCCTACACCTACGCTGATCTCGCGGACGTACTCGAGGCGGTGCGCCCTGCGCTGGCGAAGCACGGGCTCGCGGTCGTGCAGAGCATCGGCGGCAGCGACGGAAAGGTGAGCGTATCGACGGCGCTCGTCCACAAGGACGGTGGCCGGTTCGAGAGCTCCATCACCGTGAACGCCCTCGCGGACCTCCAGAAGATGGGCGGCCAGATCACCTACCTGAGGAAATATTCCTTCTGCGCGATGATCGGCGTGGCCGCAGAGGACGACCTTGACGGCGACGTTGGCCAGGTGGCGCCTGCTCGCCCCCAGAAGGAGATCCGCAGGGTGGAGCGCCCTGCTGCCGCGCCAGCCGCTGACGCACCGACGGCGGCGCAGATCGCAAAGCTGGGGGTGCTCGTGAAGTCGATGGCGTTGACTCCCGAGGAGTGCAAGGCGGTGGCGCTGTCGTTTGGATCGTCGGACGGCAGCCGCAAGAACCTGACGAAGAAGGGCGCGTCGGAGATGATCGAGTTCCTGGAGAAGTGCGAGGAAGGCGACATCTCGGCGAACGGGCAACTGAACGGAATCCTTGGGGTGATGCTGGACACCCCCGAGGGTGGAGCATGAAAAACGCTGGAAGGTGGTCTCTCTGCCGGGGAGTAATCGAGGCAGAAGCTGCGCTGAAGATCAGCCATCTCGCATCCGAGCGCACCCCTCCTCCACCAGCCAGCTTCTATGGAGGGGCACCATGAATCTCGAGCGTGGATCCCTCGCCTACCTCCCATCTGGAGAGAGCGAAGGAGTCGTGTGTTCATCCTGCGGCGTTGCCATCGAGCCCTACAAAGGCGTGACGGCGCGTCTGGTCTACATCAACGAGCACCAGGAGAACTGCATCGAGGAGAGGATGAAGTCAGACGTGTGGCTGGCGTCCTCGATGGGATGGAATTGAAGGGAGACATGGCCATGGTTCGGAAGGAAAAGCCAGTGAGAGTCGAGCGGAGGGTGGAAACCGCGGCGTACTCATCAGTTCGCCACGCAACAGGCAACTGTCAGTCGTGCATGTTCTTTCTGCACACTGCCCGCGTTCTCAGCACTGGCGGCGAATGCGTCAAGAACCCACCAGTTTGGACCGATAAGGGCTGGGCGAATCCTCCTGTGTCGGCGATGGACGGGTGTGGCTGTTTCTGGCCGATGAGCAAGACGAAGTCGGACCGCTGACATGAAGGCCGCGATCTCGTTCCTGCGTGCGCGTGGATTCCACGATGCCGCTGATGCCTTGGAGGAGGAGTTCCCTCCGCCAAAAGAGAAGGTGACGGTCGAGGACATCGAGAGGCTGGCTGACCTGTTCCTGGGGATCCTGCCCGAGCTGCCCCAGCCGAAGCGCCCGCTCTCGGCCGGGGTGGCCAAGGCCATCAGTGCGGCGCTGAAGCGGGAGCCGCTGGAGTCCTGGGGAGCCTACTTCCGCGAGGTGAGGGGATCGGACTGGCTGATGGGCCGGTCGGACAGCGGCTGGCAGGCGAGTCTGCTGTGGCTGCTTGGTCCGCGGAATCGGGCGAAGTGGGAGAGCGGGGCCTACCGGAACACGAAGTCGAGGCGCGGCGAGGGTGGTCTGCGGCTGTGGGAGCAGGCCCAGGCGATCAGGCGGGGGACGGCGTGATGGCGACCGCTGACGAGATTCTGACGGTCCTGGCCCACCTGGCGCTGGTCTACCGGCGTGACGACGTTGGCCTGGAGCTCGCGAAGCACTGGTCTCCCTACTTCGCGGAGGAGCCGGCGGACCTGCTGGCCGAGGCGGCTCGAGCCTACGTTGAGACAGGTGGGGACTATTTCCCATCTCCACGGCAGTTGAGGTCCCACTTGCCGACGTACCTGGACGGTGAGTCGGCGTGGATCGAGGTCAGGAAGCAGATCCGAGCGGTGGGGTTCTACGGGACTCCGACGTGGAGCTGTCCGGATGTGGGGGAGGCGATGGAGGGGATTGGGTGGGAGGCTCTCTGTGGGATGGAGCAGGACCAGGTCGGGGTGTTCCATGCGCAGTACGTGAGGGCGTATGAGGCGGTGAGGAGGCGGGCACGGGCTCTGAGTGCCCTTGAGGGCCAGGGCGGCTCCCAGAGGCTCCTGGAGGGGCTGTGAGGCGAGCCGCGAGGGTAGACGGGAACCAGCAGAAGGAGACAGGATGAGGATGAGTCAGAAGGGCCCGTTGAAGTTGGAGATGGAGTTCCATGTCGTGCTGCCAGGTGGCGTGAGGATCGGCAGCATCAAGGGTCCAGACTACGACAAGGTGTCGTTCTGTGTCGATGATGGCGAAGCCCTGAAGTTCACCCTCGACTCCTTCGACATGACCGAGATGAAGAACTTCCTCAGCTACGCGCAGGGGTGGCATTACAGGATGACATATAAAGAGCCGGAGAGGATAACCGCCTACCAGAGGGTCAGGGATGAAATGAAGGTCATGTGTGGGATGAAAGGTCATGCGGTGAGAAAGCTGACATGGCTTGCCGTGGATCGTGGCATCCCGATGGCTGACCTGAACGACGTAGCCAAGCTGACGCTGTCAGACCTGTGGAGCGTTGAGGGGATCGGGAAATCCACCATCAAGCACATCGAGGAGGTACTGTCAAAGCACGGCCTGAGCTTGCGGGACGATGCTGTAGACCCATGAGGCGAGCCGCGAGGGTAGACGGGAACCAGAGCACGCTGGTCAGCCTCCTGGTGAAGCTGGGCGCGTCGGTGGTGAGCCTGTCGAGCGTGGGGAAGGGCGTCCCGGACCTGCTGGTGGGGTACAAGGGTCGGAATCTGCTCCTCGAGGTGAAGGACCCGACGGTGCCGACCAGGGACCAGGAGCTGACGAAGGACCAGATCAGGTTCGTGTCTACCTGGAAGGGATCTGTTCGGGTCGTGAAGACAGAGGACGACGTGTTGCGGGCGCTGGGTTTCGGGCTGTACCAAGGGAAGGGCGAGGAGGGGCTGTGAGGCCATACTACTGGGCGTCCAGGGCATCCGATGAGACCGAAGCGCACTGGGCGTCCAGGGCATCCGATGCGTCCGATGAGACCGAAGCGCACTGTGCGTCCACGGCCAGCGAGTCCGAGGAGTATTGGGCTACCGATCCGTCCTTGGCGTCCGGTAAGCCATCGTGCTGGGCATCCTGGGCGTCCTGGGATTCCGAGGGGACCGGGGCTTCCTGGGCATCCATGGCATCCCGAGAGGATAGGCCATGAAGCGTGACTGCTGGGCCTTCGAGGCTTCCGATTCCTCCGATGCGTCCTGGGCGTCCAGAGCGTCCGATGCGTCCGATGAGTTCGAGTCATGCGAGGCGTCCGAAGCATCGGATGAGTGCAACGCGGCATGGGCCTCCGATGCGTCCGATGTATCTGATGCCTCCGAGGCCTTCTATGACTCCATGTCATCCTGGGCATCCATGGAGAGGCCATGAAGCGTGACTGCTCGGCATCCGAGGCTTCCTGGGTGCCGCCAGCGAGGTGGGGGCTGTAGGCTTGGCAAGAGGCCAGCCATGAGGGTAGAATGGGTCGTCTCCTTTTGCCCGCCCTGCCCCCCCGGCCTCATCCCCCGGGGGGGCTTTTTTTTGGCCTCTGTTCGGTGTATGGTGTCTTGACGGGGTCCCACTGATCCCGGCCACCGCGTGACTTCTCTGCTTCCTCCCCAAGGGCGTAGCCGATGTCTGCACACCGCGGTGGCTTTTTTGTGCCCATGCCGCAGGGCCGTGGTACGATCCAGGCGTGCAGATGACATCGGCTACGAACCCCCGCAGGCAACTACCCTAGCGGACGGTCCGTCGGCTGCTGCACCGACATGGACTCACCCAGATCGAGAACGAGGGTGATCGGAGTCCCTGCGACCTTGGGAGAGAGTGACACACCCAGGGTAGGGGCGGCTCGCGGGGGCTAAGCTCGGGCGCGAGGATAAACGAAGGCCCGGGGGCGTACCCCTCTCCGCAACTCCGCTCCAGCTCTCCGAGGTGAAACCCGGACCTGGGGATGGGGGGAGGGGGGGCATCTGAGAACGGGTCAGAGTCATGGTAGGTTACCGAACGGTCCTCTGAAGGCGCTGGAGGCGGCACTAGCCCGTGTATAGGGGCAAGACGTTGAAGCCATATCAGCGAACTTCCCGTCGGATGTCCTGGACGACGGCGACAAGGATGCCCAGGACGCCCATGGTACCCAGTACGAATCGACGGGCGTATCGGAAGCCCGTGACGCCCAGGAAGCACTGGACTCATTGGATGCTGAGGACGCATCATCAGCAGAGAAGATCATGTGTCGAGTTCCCAGTAGCTACTGAGCTTGACGTGAGCAGCGGAGGCCATGGACGCCCAGGAGACCCTGGCCGCATCGGATGCCCTGGAAGGGTCATGAGCCATGTCTATCATGCCCCACGACTCACCGAAGTGGGCCGCTGATGCCATGGATGCAGCGAAGCGCCAGGACGAATCGGAAGCAGAGGCGGCATCTCGGCCCTCTGGAAACTCGGACGCCCTGGACGCATGGGTAGCATCGGACGCCATGGACGCCATGTGCGCGTCGCGTTCGTTGAACCTCATGGGCCGAGCTCCCAGAAGCTACCGAGCTTGACCTGGGCGCAGGATGCCATGGATGCGCTGGATGCCCTGGTCACATCGGATGCCATGGATGACTCATGGGCCAGGTCCACCATACGCCACGACCCACAGACGTTCGCCGTTGATGCCGTGCCGGCGCCGAAATAAGGTGCTGCATCGGAAGCCCAGGCAGCATACCTAGATGCGTTGGACGCACTGTCGACATCGGACGCCATGGACGCCATGGACGCCATGTGCGCGTAGCGTTCGCTGAACCTCATCATTGGTCGACCTCGATGATGGACGCCCAGGCCGCATCGGATGCCTTGGATGAATCATGGGCCAGGTCACAGACAGCGAAACGACTCACCGAAGTGGGCCGCTGATGCAGCGCAGGCGCCGAAAAGTGGGGATGCCTCGGACGCCCAGTCCGCCATGGACGCATCGGACGCCCAGTCCGCCATGGACGCATCGGACGCCCAGGCCGCCATGGACGCATCGGAGGAATCGGACGCCCAGGCCATCGCGGACGCCCAGGACGCCCAGGACGCCCGGGAGATGTCGGAAGCCATGGATGCCTCATCAGCGCATCGGTAGTTCATGGGTCACGCCAAGGCATCGCATCGGCAGCCAAGGACGCATTTGATGTCTTGGACGCCATGGACGCTTCGGATGCCGAGGACTCATCGGACGCCATGGAAACACCGGAATGCCGCCACCATATCTCGTCGGACGCATAGGAAGCACGGGCAGCCCACTTGGGATCGGGGATGTTGTACCCGTGGGCCTCCAGACTCCAGTAGGACGCCATGGACACCAATGAGGCATGGTGCGACGCATTGGCCGCACCAGTGAACTCCGATGCCTTGGACGCCTTGGAAGCATCCTTAGCCACCAGCGGCCTCGCTGATGGCGTTGGCGTCGTCGGCGCCGTGGAGCGGGCTCATGTCCCTGGCGCACGGCACGAAGTGGGTCACGAACCCCAGGTTCACCATCATCCCGTCGGGGATGGTCCGGTGGCTGGTGATCGCGGAACGGAGCTGCGCCGCCGTCTTCGCTGCCGCCGCATCGTGCGCCGTTTTCTTCACGGCCACGATGTAGATGCCGCCGTCGAAGACTCCCCAGTCCGGTCGGCCCTCCACGGGTCCAGCGTAGCGGCCCGCGAGGAGCCAGCCCGGCATCGTGTGCCACATGTAGGTATTGCCGATCTCAAGCATCGTCGTTGTCTCCTATCTCGATCACTGTCGCCCACTCAGGGGCTGGTGGCGCCGATTCGCCTACCATCACGGCGATGGTAGGTGCGGACGGCGCCGCATCTGGCCATGGTGTCACCCCGTCCGTGATCACGATGATCGCAGACGGGCTTGTCTTCTCGGCAGCGGCGATACCGGCTCGCATGTCCGTGCCGCCTCCGCCTATGTAGCGTCCGTGCCGGACCTTCACCGGATCGACGTCGCACGCGTAGATATCGCACTCGTAGCGTCGCATCAGGTCAGCGACGACGCCGAGCACCGTATCACCGTCCATCGCCATGGAGCCAGACGTATCCGCCACGATGCAGACTCGAGGGCTCTGGCTCCTCGATCCAGGGGCGATCGGCCACCCGTGCCGATACCGGCGGTGCAGCCTGGAGCGGTCGACCGCCTTGTTCCCGTCGCCGGCCGTCGCCCCAACGGCGGCGGATAGCAGCCTGCGCCAGTCTACGGGAGGCGTTTCCGCTGCCTCCTCATCGGCCCAGACCATGACTCCCGCGGGCACGTCGCCGCGCCTGCGCTGCCGGTCGACGGTGTCCTTGGCCGTCATGACGATGATCGAGTCGATGGCCTCCTGGGTCATGTCATCCGGGCTGGACGCAAGTTCCCACTGATAGGATGGCCCGCCGGCACCAGATCCGCAGGTCCACCCCTCGGGGAGCTCCTCCATGTCGGCGATGGCGGGGTAGTATTCCTCCTCGATCCGGCCGTCGTCGAGGTCGTAGTCACCAGGCTGGAGGACCCAGGACGGGATCTGATCGTCGTCGTCGGCGAGCGCGCAGTCGCACGCACGCGCCCATGGCGACGGCAGCCTGAGTCCTCGGCGCCCTGGGTGCCGGTGTAGCAGGTGCTCGACCATGTGGCCGACCAGCGCGGCGGACTCCATGTCGGTCCAGTCCGCCATGTGCCTCGCCGAGCAGTAGAGCCGCCACGAGGCATCGATGGACATTCCTGGAGAGTCGTCCGGCATGTCCACCGCGATGGGTCGCAGAGCGGCGATCGCCCGCCCGTAGTAGGGCCGCAGGACCCTCGCCGCCAACATGACTCTGTCGATCATGGCCTATCCTCCATGGCAGCTACGGAGACCCATGGTGCTATGGATGCTATGGATGCCGGGTAAGCTATGGATGCCCATGAGGCCCATGCCGCCCTGGTCTCATCGGACGTCCAGGACGCACTGGACGCCCAGGAATCATCGGATGCCTTGGACGCAGCGGATGAGTGCGACGCATCGGACTCATCGGATGCCCTGGAGGCAGACGATGCCAAGTATTCACGCATCATGGCCCTCGGTGATTCGCCGGATGCTCCTGCCAAGGTCGCGTGCCTCGGGCGGGACCTCGGGGTCAAGCTGGATGAGCGCCGCCGCCGGCCCGATGGCTTGGTC